ATTCAGGACCGGATAAATCTGTATAGGAAGGCAGTCTTGCCATTAGCCGAACGCCTTGTTTTTCTTATACGTGCCAAACGCCCCCGCAGCCTGCCCAAGACCGCCAAACACAGAACCGAGAAGCGAAGCCTTGCCGGAAGCACGACGCCCCTTGGCGCTGTCATTGAGGCCAGCAGACCGTGAATAGCCGCCATACAGGGACGACCTTGCATTGTAGTCCGCTTCACTTGACGTTTGAGACATCAATTTCACAATCGTGGGAGCATCATCCCCGGCCCCGGCCCCAGACGCAGCGGCCAAAGCTTGCGCCCGCGAGTTAATCAAAACGCCCTCACGCCGTTTGCTTTCAGCATCACGTTGCGCGGCGGCGGTTTCCTCTTTCGCCTTCATTTCCATTTGCTGCGCTTCGAAGTCGGCATTGCGCTTTTCAGCTACGCCGCCCGCAATCGTTCCAACAGCGCCGACCAAAGCGCCAATCAATTCAAGGCCCGACATTATAAGACCTCCCGGACGTAAATTCTTTGTTCATTCTCAACCCCAAAGAACATGAACCGGGCCAGTTCAAGCAATCGTGCTGAAGTTTCAAACCTTGTGTCTTGAACCGCATACACCATCTTTTCGCCGAACTGTTTTGCCTTACGTATCAATATATCTGTATGTCTCAATATTTGCAAAGCGTGGCGCGGTCTAGCCTCGCTTGTCTGAAACCAAAGCCAGCACCGGCTATCGCCCCAAGCCAGCCCGCAAGAGCCGATGAACTTCCCATCATCTATCCCAACATAGGCAACCGCTGGAAGATCAACGATCACGTCAAGCTGGGCCTCAATTCTATGCGGATCAACAGATATGATTTGCATCATCCGTTTGTCTCCACTCCGACCACAAGCGCTAAAACAGTTGCCGTGAATGGTGATTTCCAGCCAATACAAACCCGCGCGTCCGTGTCAAAATCGCCGGGAAACATCAGCATTTCATCGTCATTGACTGCACTGTTGACAATCGCCGGAGCCGACAAGCCGTCCTGCAGAACCGGCATTGGGTCCATTGGCTTGCTTGGATTGTCAAACTCGGCCCCATATCGGATTCCCGCCCGGACAAAATCCGTCAGGATGAACCCAAGACTATTGACCTTCTTCTTTTGCAAGACAGACGTGCCGCCTTGAGCGCCATACGCCAGCCGCGCTGATTTGAATCGGACCTCATAGGGAAGCCCATAAACAACGCTCGCATAGGTCGCAGGAAGTATGAATTTGCCGTCCGCATCAACAACAAACTCACGCGGAACCGTATATCCGTCAACTACTTGCGTTAGGGGCTGCCCATCAGCCCAGACAACCACAGTCCGGCCAACCAAGTGAGATGCGCCTGAAACCGTCATCCCAACAGGCGTAGCCACTTTGAATGCGTCCATCACTTTACACAAAGTCAATGGCTTGACCTCGGAATCAAGCGCCATCTTCTCAATGTTCCTTGTCGAACCCCTCAATACGGAGAAATACACCCGGTCCTGATCTGCAGACGGAAGCACGGCGGCACTTTCGAAAAGCCCATCCGTTTCAATTGGGATGAATGCCAGCACTTCTTCTTTAGGCTCAAAAACAACGCACACGCATAACCCGTTATTGAGAATGACCCATATGCGGGCGTCAGGTCGGCGTTGGATAGCCATTTGCCGCACGCCGGAACCAAACAGGTCAATGCATAGCTTGCTTAATGGCGCAGCATCGTAATAGCCGGAATTGCCGTCAAAGATCAGTTCCATGAGCAACAGGCCGGATTGATCGACAAACACGCCGCGACTGTCAATCTTTATCGGTTCAACCGGCGCGGAACCTATCGACACAGGTTCCTTGAGTGAGAGATTTGTCGGTGTGATCGGCTCGTCAAAGTTTGACGACTTGATGGTGTCAATGCCGCCCTCAGTTCCCGCCACCAACCTTTGAAGCGACATAAGCCATTGAGTATCATTCACGCCGCCCGTGGCAATTGACCGCGAGATAGGCCCGGAATCTCCCTCAACATCATCGTCAAAGTTCTCATAATCATCAGAGACGGAACCCCATATTCTATCGTAACCAGACAGCCAAAGCCGCCCGTCAGCGCGAGTTATGGCAGACGGCCAAAGCTGTGTATTGGACCATTCCCCTTCGCGCCAATCGGAGCTGTATTTAATGTCAAAGAAGGGCGACAAAATTTCAATTTCAACTTGCGTCGGGCTGACATATTCTGTCACCCGGCACACCCCAGACCCGCCGCCGCCGCTATACGTAACGACAATCGAGGCGGAACCTGATGTGTAAGACCCCTCTTCAAATCCAAGTTTATACCAGATTAGAGCATTGTCATCTTTGTCGCTATTTTGCGTAGGCCCTTCGTTTGCAATAATGTCAACAATGCCCCCGCCTGTAGTTTTGCGAAACTCCTTATAGCCCTGAAATTCGCCATCAAAAGAACGATACCAGCGAAGCGTCCCGACCCACGTTCCCGAAACAGTCCACTCCCAATTTCGATCATTGTATTCAGAGGGTTGAACAACTCCTGTCACCTGAAAAGCGTCCGTAAATTCTCCGCTTCCGCCCAAGGAAGTCTGACACCGGAAGCCTTCATGAAATATCGAAAAAAGCGAGCCAACATGCGAGGGAGTGAAAAACGGATCAGCCGAGCTTAGCGTTCCGTTTCCCTCAGTAACGTTCGGGATTAGTTTTGTGTCGCGCGTCCGTCCCGACGTAAAAGGGCCGTTCACAGGCTGAAACAGCACAATGGACCAAGACCGATTGTTGCGCCGCTCGATACGCCTTGTCTGAATGCCACGGCACGCGGCAAAAATCACATTGGCCGATTGATCTAGACGGATTAAATCAAGCAACGATTCAGACCACGGCGTAACAAGGGCCATCGCCCCTGCGGTTTCAACCTCAATAGACGCAACCCGCCTTAAAACGGATTCCCTTGAAAATAACTCCACATAGAAATTCGGCCCTGAGGGCGTGAAAGCAAGTGAATGAATCCCCGTTTTCAACGGCGTTTCGGCAATATATTCTTCTCCCCCTAACGTCGATCCTACTCTCAAAATGACGGGACCGCGATCAACTGAAATAGCTAGGCCATGTTCAACGCCAATCTGCGCAACAGCAATTGTTTGCTTTGCCGAGGCCGTGGAGCCTCTGGCCGAGGCCGTCAGGTTCAAAAACCCGCCTGATATTGTGGACGTTGCGCCAGACGTTGCCGAAAGCGTCCAGCCTGCGCCTGTATTGAAAAGCCCGTCAGAAATAACCGCCGTCACGCTTGGCCTTGTGACCGTTACGTCATTCACCCGGACGCGGAACGAATTTGCGTAAAACTCCAACAGAGCCGCATCACTTGCGCCAAAGACGAAATGCTTGAGCAGACATACCCGGTTGTCAGACGCTTGTTCGATATATTCCAATCCGGGACGAGGAAACGCCGGGCCAGTGGTAAGAGGCAAAAGATTGGTTTGAAGCTCTGCCGCAAGCCGGTTGCGCTCAAGATCAACACGGGCCAAATGCTTCTTGTCAACAACCCCGACATTAAAGCCGTGGTGAAGAACCGTGACCTTACCCATTTTTGCCGGTTCCGAACGATGTTTGACGGGACATTACCAGCTTTCCGGTAGGCCGGAACCGCACCCGCTCGTCAACAGCGTCCAGCGTCTTTGCCTCAGCCAATCGCGTTTTGAACAGTTGGAACATATCGTTGCGCGTCATCTTGTCATTGGAGATCGGCAGACCGCTTTCAAAGGCGATATACGCCTCCAAGGCTTTGGTGAAAGGAGCGCGCCACGCCCCGACATTCCAGCCATATTCCGGCAGATTTGAAACAAACCGGATGTAAACGGGGTTAGCGTTCACATACCAATAGTTGGTTTCATCGTCGTAATTCTCGTTGCTGCGGCTAAAGGTTTCATCATTGGAAATGGAAACCGTCCTAACCCAATCATCAGGCTTGGAAATCGCATAGGAATAGCCAAACCGGGGCTGGACATTTTCATCATTGGAAAACTCAGAAGCGCGGATTGCGTGATTCCACATTCCCTTGGAGAGAACATATTCAACAGCCGGACGCCAAACGTCATCAATGATGCGGCGGGCAGGATTGACCTCAGTCAAGCTCGAAAGGCCGGAGGCGTTGCCTACCAGCCTCAGAACCGCTTTGTATATCTCAAGCCTGTCCGCCATTGAATGTCCTTAAGCTGCGATCAACCCGCTCGCGTTTTCAGCATGGGCAACCGCCGCCATGACCGCTTCGTGTTCCGTCTTGTGTTTCTTGCTCACTTCAAGACCGCCGTCAGCCAAGACGCGATAGAGAGAATGCGGGCCAGCCCATTGAACCTTGTAGCCTTCCGGCACGGGCGGCGTGTTGACGTTCTCGACAGACTTGCCTTTTTTCGCAAATTCAACCGCATGAAGCGGAACGGTCTTGACCCAGCCGACGCCGATTTCCTTCACGTAAAGGTGCAGACGCCAAGCCATGTCCTCAGTCTCGACAATAATTTCATCGCGGACTTGAACCTTTGAAAACAGGTTCGACCAATTTCCGGGAACGGATACATCTTCCATAGTCACACCGGACGGAACAACCATGCGGCGGATTGTCCGGGTGAAATCAGCGGGGTTTAGCGCGAGGGTGGAGGGAAGTTTCATTTGGTTTGCCTCTTAGGGTTAAGCGGTATGGGGGAAACTTGCGTCTCCCCCGCGACCGCAGGGAGGCATCCCGCGACCGAAGCCGCGAAATGCTTAGGCAATCGCCACAGGGACAGTCCATGTGGCAGCGCCAGCCGCCGAAACGGCAGTGCACTGATATTCAGTCTTCCGCGCAGTGCCGGTATTAATCGCCCAGACTATATCGCCGACCCTGCCGCCCTTGGCAGCAAAATCAGTTGAATAGCCCGCAGCGACAATAACGGCGTTCGCGTCAGGAGTTGCGTTGAGATACATGAACGTCCGGGGCAGCGAGCCGCCAACAGAGTTATATACCATTGCGAGATTGTCAGCAGTATAGGCCATCGCTCATTGCTCCTTATGTCGCCACAAACGCGGAGCCATCGTGAGTGATTTTCACAATGCCCGTGTTTTGCAGGATTTTTGCGCCATGGAACACCGAAGCGCGGGACCAAGACGTGTCCTGCTTTTCGTCGTAACCAATGGCAATGCGCTCTTCGCCGGCGTTCACCGCGTAGCCGATGGCGTCACGATGGAACATATAGCAAATCTCGCTGGCAGTGTTCAGGCCAGTCACGCGGCTTGATACAGCCCAATTGATACCCATCCATCGGAACATCTTCCGCGCAGGACCGTTGAACGGTTTCACGTCCACATAGTCGCCGGACGAAAATTCAGTTGTCTGAATGAGATAGGCTTTGAACGCCGGGGAGATAATGGCGAACATGTTGTTTTCATCTTCAGTCGCAACATCGGAAGCGCCAAGAATGGCCTGAGCGCCCGCGACAGTCGAGAGAGACGCCGGGCCAGTGCCAAAGTCCTGAGTGGCATTGGCAAGTTCCGCAAGAAGAGTGTTGTCAATGTCACGGTTGATAACCGCCATTGAGTTCATTTGCATAACGCGCTTCTGGTCGCCCTGCGAAGCGAAGATGTTGAACCCGGTCAGCTCATACGGCGCGTGCTTTTCAACAAGCGTTGCAACGGGCTGGTTGTTTGTCGGGTTGGTGTAGGGAATAAGCCCGTTTGTGCCACGGGTTACGGCGGTATCGGAACCAGAGCCGGAAACAAGAAAAGTGGCCTGATTGCCATTGATCACTGATTCCTTCGTCGTCATGGCTTTGAGAAGGCTTACGCGCTGCTCAAAAGCCCCGATGAACTCTTTCCGATACTGGATCACTGCGGCTTCAATAGCCATAATGACAGTCCTTTCAAAGTTGGGTTGGGGTTTGGAGCCTTGCCGCGCAGGGTAGCCAAGTCATTTTTGGAGCCGTTTCCGGGGTGTCCAATAGAGCTTTGGAGCTTCACGTCTTAGGCAGACCGCTATTGTCTAGCGGAAAAATCAACATATTTCAATATGCAAATATCTCAATATTCGCATGTCTCACTTTTTATTGAAGCTGACCGAATTTCTTCAAAACCGCAAGTCGCAGCTTCAAAAAGACAAGCTCGATCTTGAGCTTATATTTTTTCAAAACATAACGGCGCTTGAGCATAAGAGCGCGGCGATTGAGCGCTTTAACGATTGCGTCGTGTTGTATCTCACTCACTGTCATTGTCGAAGCCGTCTTACCTTCGCATTCAAATGCTGTCTTCATTTCCATGGATTTCCCTTTTGTGATGGTGGATTTTATGGAACTCACTTTTTCTGCTTTGTCTCCTTCTCCAAGATTGCGGCCAGCTCCTTATCAAGGCCGTCCTCGTAATATTTATCAATGTTCGAGGTCATCACCTTTTCAATCTCAGCCTTGCGGCTAGCGCTCTTTGCCGCGCCGTCGCCAGACAGGAATGATGTATCCATGCCGGAAGCGCGAGCCTGATCGGCAGCCCATGAAATGAACTCAGGAATGTCGCCAAGCCTGCGCCCGTCTTTCATGCGCGCCTCGGTCCAGCTATCTCCAACGCCGGGGATTGACTGAATAAACCCGCTGGCAAGCTTCATGTTGCCCTTATATTCGGAATGTGACCAATCCTTGCGGAGCGCGTCCTCCGTC